CTGGGCGCATAGCGTCCGTTGTCGTACCGTTCCCGGCCTCTGCCGTCACGGAAGCGGCCTTCCGGCTCACCTCCGTACCCACCAACGAATTCCGCGTTGCCGCGGTATTCCATGGTGCCGCGGTACGCACCGCCGCGCTCACGCTTTGCGCTCTGAATCATCATCATTTTGGTGTAGGGCGTCATGCGCCGCCACCTCCCTCCGCCGCAGGCGCTGTGCCATCGATGCCGGTCAGCCGGTTATCGGGGCTGCAGAAAGGTTTCCCGAGCATCTGAAACGTGCCGCCGACAGCGCTGGTGGCCACGCACACAGCATATTTGGTTCTGCTGCGGATGCCGCAGGCCGTGACCTGTGCGCAGCACTTGTTGGTCAGCGGATATTCCTCCGTGCCGGTGCCGATGGTGAACACCACCGGTGCTGTGATCGTGGTTGCAACGGGGATCGACTGGGCGATCACCACACAGTAACGGCAGCCGTTGCCATACGTTCCTGCAGGCAGGTTTACCGTCAGCGTTCCGTCGGCAAACGTAACAGCCTGAGAGATCACCAGCCGGTCGCACAGCTGGCATACGTGTTTGCTCATATAAGTACCTCCTTTTCAGGGGCGGCAACAGCCGCCCCGATCATGTTTTGGATCAGCAGCCGCAGCCGCAGCCACCATAGCCTGCACCGCTGCCGCAATAGGGATACGGTGCGGGGACAGCGTAGCTGGGAACAGGCGTCGGAGCGATCCGGCGGATCAGCTCAGCCGTCTGAGCCTCAGACAGCGCGGCCAGATAGTTGTTCTGCTGTGCCTGGGATGCAGCCAGTTTCAGGTTCTGATTCTCTGCCTGCAGGCTCTCGATTTTGGAATTGACCATGAAGTCCATGATCTGACGGGTATTGGCGTTCTGGTTCTCCATCAGATCCCGCGTCTGCATATGGACGCTGTTGTTCAGGTCGCAAAAGCCCCGTTCAATCAGGCGCTGCGTTTCGCAGCAGCAGCTGGACAGCTGATTGCCCAGCGAATTGAAACCGGCCTGCGTCTGGTAGCCCAGATTGCAGATCGCGCTGTTGACGCCGTTGAAGCCGCCTGTGATGGTGTTGTTCAGGGCATAAGTGCTGTCGCAGATTCCCTGCTGCACGCCCCGCACGGCGTTGTCGATGTTCTGGATGGCGAATCCGTCATACAGTTCCGCTCTGGTCAGCGCACCGTTCAGGCCGACGCCGCCGCCAAAGCCGCCGAAGCCGCCGCCCCAGCCGCCGTTGCCAAAGATCATGGCAAACAGGATCAGGCCAAGCCAGCCGTCACCTCCAAACATCCCGTTGCCGCCGTTGCCTCTGTTGTCCTGTCCGAGGGCATAGCCCAATGCCATTTCATCGCCCATAATAAAAGCTCCTTTCAGTTTTGTTGTGTGTCAATATTGCACACCGGGCCGCGCGATCCCGGTTAATGCCGGTTATCGCGGTTTTCATCAAGACCCGCAAAACTGAAGGAAGGAAACGTTAAAACATCCTGGATAACTGCTGCATCACTGCGTCAGGGTTCATGCCGCTCTGCCGGATTGTTTCTCTGGCGGCGCGGTCGATCTGCCGTGGATCCTGCCCCTGAAATTGTCGAAACTGAGGGTATCGCTGAGAAAGCTGCTCCATGGCCGCCTGAGGCGTTGCGCCTGACTGTTTCAGCTGCATGAGCTCTTGTACCATAGGGTTCTGCGCCGGGCTCATGCGGCCATAGAGCAGCTGCATAAACATCTGCTGAGGCGTGATCATTCGTCATCAGCCTCCTTTTTCTTCTGTTTTGGCATCAAGGCCTTGCGAATGGCAGCCAGCTCCGATACCAAATCCCGAAGAATTAACACAACGGGATCTTCTTGTTGCTGAATCTGTTCTGCAGGCGTTTGTTCTGCAGGCGCTTGCCAAGCCTGCATTGGGGCAGCTTGCTGCCAGTTTTGCTGTGCTGACGGCTGCCACACCTGCGGCGCAGGTGTATATGGCCGGTACTGCTGTTGATATGGATTGTTGTAGCCATAGCTCATATTCATCACCTCTGGGTATATTATCGCCTATATTGGAGATGGCAGTGTTGCATCAGTGTTGCATTATTGATGCAAATACAAAAAAAGAGAGGCGTTGCCTCTCTTTTTGTATTACAGTATTTTCAGCTTTGACGCAACATCCCGCACTCGCTTAATGATCATCGGGAGTCGACGGTAGATCGTTGTTCGTTCGCGATCTATGCCTGTTCCGACATAAGTCAGCGTATATCGCTCGATCAAAACCTCCCGGACAATACATTCGTCGATCTCAGCCAAGTTCGCCTGCTCAATGATCGATTCCCACTCAGACCGCAGCAGACCAGCGAGATCCTCTGGAACTTTGTACCTGCTCATATATGCTCCTTTCCGGAGCGCGGGATGAGCGTCTATTTAATTGTCAAAGATGCCGATTCTGTCAAGGATGACCAGCATCCGCACCATATCCTCTGACAGGTTCAGTCCCTGTCCGTTGCCCTGCAGGATATCCTTGTTCAGGAGCTTCTGGATCGTTTCCTTTGCCCAGTCGGGGATCTGATCGAGAGTCTGATATCGCACAGCGTCCACCTCCTCTCCATCCAATACCCGCTGAACATCCCGACGGAATGCGGTCATGGTGTAGCCGTAACGGCTCCACCAATGCTCCGGATCCACGTGACTGTCGCCCCAGCCGCGCAGACCGGCCTCTTTGTGGCTCACCACATTTTCCACGGGGATACCAAATTCCCGGCACAGATACGCACACAGCTCTACGGCTGTCTTGTACGCCGCTGCGGTGTACTGCGGATCGCTGGAGTCCTCCGAGATCTCAAACTGGATCGCGCTGCTGTTGTAGCTGCCGAATACGCCGCTGCCGCAGCCCCACAGGAAGCTTGCCCAGGGCAGCGTCTGCACCGCAGCCACATCGCCGTTGGCGGTCTTGCCGATCCATGCGTGCATGCCATAGGGCTGCGACGCACGGTTCCAGTCGTTGGCATAGGAATTTGTGCCCAGCAGATTCAGCATCGGCCAGTAGCCCATATCCTGCGCCTTCGGCAGCAACTGCTTCAGACCTTCGCTCTGCCGCATGGCTGGCTGCACATAGCGTTTCAGGGTAGGATTGTTCGCGCCGCTGCTGTGCACCACGATGTGCGTCATGGCGTTGACCCGACCGCTCTTGTACCACCGGTTGTTGATCAGCATACACTGATACAGTCTCAGCACTGCCCATCCACCTCCGGCAGACCGGCTACACTGGTCAGCAGCGACAGGATCCCGGCCAGCAGCGACGCGGATCCGACCATCAGCCAGTCCACATCCCCGATCACGGAGCAGGTGCCAATGGTCGCCACCGCCGTCTGCGCCACCGTCTTGATTGCTCGCACTGCCGCAGCCTTCCACCAATTTTTACCGTATGTCATAAATTTATCTCCCTTCTGCGGCTCCCCTTGAGGGGAGCTCCGCGCAGCGGTGAGGGGTGATCCTCACGGCTGATGATATTTTTTCAAATCCTTGACCTCATGGGTCAGCTCCGTCACAACGCCCTCCAGCTTGTACGTCCGCTCGATCAGGTTGTTGTGCCGATCCTGCTTCTTCTCCAGCTCCGATACCCGATAGTTGATCAGCTCCCGGGTTTTCACAGCCTGCGCATGGTTGGTGATCAGACACACCAGCAGCGTCACCGCAGCGCTGATGCAGGAGGCTATAATCGTCTCCATTTCAAACCACCTCCCAACCGTCCGGGAACGCAGCAGGCGTCCACACGTTGTTGTCCATCAGACTGATGTACAGCACATCGCCCCACCAGCCCTGTTCGCCCTTGGCAAAGGCCGTACCGGGTGTGATCACATCAGGGATGATCCGAATGCCGTCTCGGTACATCAGGTCTTCCCACAGCGCAGGCGCAGCGTCAGGCGTATTCTCTGAGGTATCCCACAGATCTACTGCAGCCCGTTTGACCGTGCCGCCCCAGTTGATTCGTGTGCCGGCGGCGATCAGTCTGCCGTCCAGCCTCATGCCGGGAAATATCTTCGCCGCCCCGGATGCCGTCCGGTCATCCAGCGTTTCTGCACCCAGTTCCATGGCCATTCTCAGCCGCATTGCTTCACTTCTGGTCATGCGCCGCCACCTCCCAGCAGGATATCCAGAGCCTCCTCTGCCGTCAGCTCCACATCCACATCGGATTCCGTGTACACTCTGCCGCAGCTCTCCGGATCAATGGCCTCGCTGTACATCACGCCGTCCCGCTCGATCAGTTTTCCTTGATCGGAATACGTCCGCACCAGCCTGATGCCGTCTTCTCTGGTTCTGAAAAATTCTGTTACGACCATGTCGTTAACCTCCCACGATATCCGGGGAATCTTCTTTCGCCCTGAATTTCGCCGCGAATGTAGACCAGTTTGTGCCACTTTTGAACAAATCAAGGTACGTTCTAGGCACATAGATGTATCCAGACCCGGAGGCGATAGGCGTACCGTTAAACGCATTGGTATTGGCCAAAGTGCAAGGTTTGTCGAGAATAAGCGCAGTGAGTGTGCTGCAGTTTGCAAACGCTTCTGTCGCAATGTCCTCAAGGTTTGGCAGTTCTAATCGTTCGAGAGACGTGCAGCCCATGAGGCCTCGATTTGCGATTATTTCGACAGACGGTGTTTGCAGATCGACCAATGCTGTGTCGCCCTGAAACGCCGCACTGCCAATGGTCCTTAGGACAGGAGCAATGAAGCGCTTAAGTGCCGTACAGGAGTATAAAGCAGATGTGCCTGTCGTTTCGATACGATTCAGTGTTACTGATGTGAGCCGTGTACATTGTCGCAGGGCGTTAGCGCCCAGCGCGGTAATTCTGTTGTTGGTAAGTTCTGTCAGTGTGCGTTCCAGAACGCTGTCAAGCAATTGCTTAACGTCAATCAGCAGATCCTCCACTCTAATTATCGCCCGGCGGAACCCCATATCGTTTTCCCAGGGAATCGGGTCGCTGATGCCGAGAATGGAGCGAATCACGTCAGCTGTGTCTGTCATGGTTCCACTCAAAAAATTTTTGTTGACTGCCACATATTCGTCGGCCATTAATACTCTCCACCCTCCCATATCGGCAAAGCCCCCAGCACGTCGGCAACGATTTCTGATTTATCGGCCTCTGTCCAGTAGTCTGTTCCCCTTTGGGGCAGTGGAACAAAAAGTTCTACAGGGCCTCCTTCAGACAATATAACGTTATATACAGCTCCACCATCAGATACCCTGTCAAATTCAATGCTAGAAATACTGGCACCGTCTTTACCGTTAAATTCACCGGACGAAGCGGCGTCATGAAGCGCCTTGTTTATAGCTGATTGCAAAGCATCTTCACTCAGTGCGCCAACTTCTTTCGCAGTATATGTCGGCTTATCGGACTGTTTTGCCCAATTGGGAACGGTTGGATCCGTCTCTTTGATTGTGTTCTCCTTATAACCAACAGACGTATCGCTTTTGCGAAAAATGGATTTCTGCACAAACATCTCAGAATCGAACAGGATGAAGCGCAGTTGGGCACCAGAATTAATCGGCCGATAAAACTCTGATTTGTAAACGACAACCACTTCTCGACCGTTGCGAATGTACGTCTCGATGTCATTCCAGCTTGCAGAAAGGGAAATTTCGGTTTCATCCGCGCCCGGCATTGCAGTCACGTACACAGCGCCTGATGTATTTCGAGATACCTCGTTGATTGCTCCTACAAGCGTGCTTTTTTCGAAGGTATCCAAATCGGACAAGGGGCCAATAATGGCAACGACCTGCTCCCAAAGCGCAGGATCGGCAGCAGCTTCGGGCAGACCTGATGCTGCGCCGTTGAGATAGACGCGGAGCCCTTTTTCCATGCGCCGCGTTGTCAGTCTGACTTCATTCCCGTCTGGATCTACGCCCAAGCCAAGAGCAGACACTCGGAGCGTGCCGGGAACCAGAGCTTGCGGCGGTACGCCAATCATCGATCCGTTCCAAATGACTGCGACCGGATCTGGGACGCTGTCGTTTTCGAAAAACACTGTAATGGTCAGCCCGTCCCACTCCTGATCGAAGTCAAACCGAGCAAATACAAAGCCGTCTGAACCAGCAACGGTGTCCCGTTTCACGCAAGCCTGCGCGATTGATTGGTTCCGAACGGTGTATTCTATTAATTGCACATGATCACCTCCTACGAACTGATAGGATATTCCACAATGTACGTTCCGCTGATTTTTACGACCTTTACCCGCTGTCCCGGCGCGAAGGTGACTGCGGCATTGTATTTGTACCTTTTCGTGGTAGCCACAGAATCGCCGTCAAAAATAAGCGTTATCCCTGTGTTGTCTACGCTGGATACGGTGGCCAAAAAATCTGTTTGATTGATCATATCAAAACCGACCTCCTAAGCTTGTGTATCATGGTTTGCCCGGGTGCCAGTATCATGCTCCAAGAGACCTCTTGAAACAGACCATCCAGATCCGGATGCAAAACTGCAACAGTGTCGTATACGCCGTGGTTGGGAACGTTTGCAGTTGATATCGTCACCGTCTCGGCAGCAAGCATAGAATTCTGGCAGACTTGCTGCACATACGCATCCAGGGCTTGCTGGTTTGGAGTATTTGTTACCCGCAGTACCTCTGTTATACGTCGGCCGCGCTTAAACACAGAAAGGGATGACATAGGATTATCGTTGACGGCGGTCGACATCAGAGGCGCAGGAAGATCCGGATTGCTGCAAATCGCCACAAAAACATTTGCTCGGTCAAAAACATCTGTTTCCAAGGCACATGGACGCTGCAGAACTGTCAGGTCTGAGGTACTCCCGTATGTGTGGTCAATAGCAGATGCAGATGGCGTCTTTGATGGCTGCAGGACAGCCACACCGGACGCGTTAAACCAGATTTGACTGTAACCAATTTCAGCCAGAAGCTCATTGATGATGGTAAGATACTGTGTTCCGACAGCCCAGTCTTCTCTGTCTGTTGCGAGGACTGCTGCCGTTGGCGTCGCGATATACAGCGAAATGCCGGCCTGTACCAGCAACGACTCCACAGCCTGCAAATAGTTAGTGCCCTGGCTGAGGTGCAAAACCGTTTCTGTTTTGCACTGCTTTAAATAGAGTCCACGATCGTAGGCTTCTACGGAAACACTCTTTCTGCCATTTTCATCAAAATGATCGCTGACCGTTCCCACGGGAAAAACCCCAACCGGATACTCTATACCATTAATAATCTGGACGGGCTGCAGCTCGTCTGTCAGCCAATTAACCAATGGGTCGTCTAGGAATTGTCCGGACATAGATACTTTGATTGCAGCATCTGACTTGCAGTCAATCGTTGGATCACTGACTGGATGGAGCTGGGTTAACACAGCTCCGCTCCGGAGAACGTTGATCTTAACTTTATAGTTTCGGATCATTTCGAGAACTCCTCCCAGTGAACCGGCGTGATTGTTGCCGAATACGAAACAATTAGCTTGCTTTCAGTACAAGATATATCGTTCAAAATTCCTACGATCCGTCTTCCGCTGGGAGTTTTGATGCAGACCAGAGACCCGCACAGCTGCTCAAAAGCCAACGCATCCTGCATTTGTTCGACTTTCCAAGCACAGTCCAAGCTGTACGTCTGGTCGACAGCGTCGCCGACATCTGCCGATGGGAGATGTGCCCCAACATAATGTGTGTATGTCACGTTTCGCCGTGTCTGCATGGATGTAGAGCGCAGCTTGCTCATGGATAGGTCAAGACGTATCCACTTTGGGTTGTCGACGCTGGAAATCATCATCGTGTCGACGGCGGCAATTAGCTCAACGCAGGGAGAGGCTGTAAAGTATCCGGTGTCGCGATACACACCTCGAACCTGATATACTGCGTGGCCAAGAGCCCATTGATCAATATAGCCGTTTCCTGAAGTCTGTCCAATTTGGACGCCGTTCCGGTATACCAAATAATTATCGTATGCTCCGGATGTACCCCAGCTCAAAGAAACCACATGAGAACCTGACGCCGTCAGCAAGATTGCAGGGCCGTCTACGTTTACAATCGGAAGTGAAGCCGCTGCCCAGTCAGACCAAAGCCCCAGTTGATTTTGGATGCGGATCTCCAGCAAATATGTGCCGGAAGACAAATATCCAGAATAAGTGTAAAAAGATTCCGTGCTGTGTCGGCGTTCGATCACCGCGCCATCCAAGCGCATTTCGTAGCACATCTGTCCCTGCTGAGACCATCGCACAGAAAACTGTGGCGCACTAGATGTGATCGCAATAGATGGAGCAGCCGGTGCAGCAACAATAACAATGTGCGCGGCGGCAGACCACGCGCTTGGCACATTGTCCGAGTTGTAGGTGCGGACGCGCCAGTACACGTTTCCG